GTCTGAGTTGTTGTGTAGTTAAAAGATCTTGTGCCATTACACTTGTTGGAACTTCAGAACCTTCAAAGTGTTGTGGGTTGTAAGACCAGTTCCCAGAGATTGCTTGGTCAAAGAATTTTTGCATTACTGCAACGATGTTAATGTATCCACTATTGTTCTCCATATCCCAAAGAAGGGTGTAAGAATTCTTCAAAGACCCATACTGCGGAACAATCTGCTTAAGAGGTCCTTTCTTTGATTTTTTAATGGACAAGTATCCTCTAGGAGGTTCGATTCCGTTTGTGGCATTTGACACAACGGAACTGCTCTCCGATGGCATCTGTGCGGACAGTGTTGAGTGCCTAAGACCGTGGGTGTTGATAGATGTCCTAAGAGATTCCCAGTCATGTTGCAGTGGTTGAGAACAAATCTCGTCTACGTCTTTCTTATATGTATCTATAGGTAAGATTCCATCAGCATACTTAGTACGTCCAAAGTTTTCACAATGTCCTTTCTCTTGTGCAATCTGATTAGATGACTTTAGAAGATAGTATTGGAATGATTCAGATAAACCATGAACTGCATCCCATGCCTCCTGTGAATCATAATCATAACCCAACTTAGCAAGATAATGTGCAAGACCAATGAACCCTACTCCAAGACTTCTACGTGCCTTTGTAGCAAGTTCTGCTGCCTTTACAGGGTACTCTTGATAGTCTATGAGTTCTTCTAATCCTCTTACAGATAGGTCACATAGTTCTTCTAATTCTTCATCAGATCTAATCTTACCTACATTAACTGCTGATAAAATACAAAGAGCAATCTCACCTAGATGATCATCAATATGACTGAGAGGATATGTAGGAAGAGTAATCTCCTGACATAGGTTACTCATATGAATCTGATCTTTAAATGATGAATGACTATTACAATGGTCAATATTCATCAAGTATATACGACCAGTCTCTGCTCTCTCCTTTAAGAGATCGAGTATAAGTTCTTGTGCTCCGATGGTTGACTTGGGGATGGTTGGGTCGGACTCGTATTGAGTATAGAGTTCGTCAAAGGAATCGCTACCAAAAGCGTCATACAACCCAGGCACATCATGAGGGCTGAATAGGCTAATAGTACCGTTTTGGATAAATCGCTCATAGAAAATTTGCTTAATTGGATGGAGTAGTCGAGTTTTCTGACTCTGTTGTCTTCTGTTCCTTTGTTGTTTTTGAGGACCAAGATGTCTTTAATTTCTTGATGCCAGATAGGAAAATGGACAGTGGCTGATCCTCCTCTAATCCCGTTTTGAGTACAGCATCTAACGGTGCTTTCAAATTTTTTAAGGAAGGGTACAACACCTGTGTGTTGAACTTCTCCACCCCTGATTTTGCTGTTGAGGCCCCTGATTCTGCCTGCGTTAATGCCAATACCAGCCCTTTGTGCGACATATTTGCCAATAGCCATATCACTGCTAAAGATACTATCGAGGGTGTCATCAGCATCAACCAGAACACAAGATGCAAATTGACGAATGGGTGTTCTGACACCTGCGAGGACGGGTGTTGGGACGTTGATTTTTCCTTTGCTGATTGCTGTGTAGTATCGTCTGACATAATCGAGTCTCGTTTCTGTAGGGTAGTCTTGGAACAGCGTTGCTGCCACCATTATGTACATATATTGTGGTGTCTCGTATAGTTTACCACTACTTCTGTCCTGCACCAAGTATTTGTCAACAACTTGTCGCAATCCAGCATAGGTAAATCCCATACACCTTTCGTGGTCAATGAAACCATTGAGTAGGTTCCATTCTCCTGTTGAATATTTAGAGAGGATACCAGGGTCATAAACACCAGCATTAGAGCACTCTTCTACGTGATCTAATAAATGAGGGAACCCTTCTTCCCAACCTGGTACCACCTGCTTGCGTATACTAAAGAGTAGAAGACGTGATGCCACAAATTGATAGTTAGGATTGTCTAACGTGATCAAATCATTAGCAGATCTGATTAAGATCTCCTGTATGTCAGAGGTTTTTATACCATCAAACAATTGTAAATTGGAATTCATCTCTACCTGAGAGGCAGAGACTCCTGCGAGTCCTTCACAGGCAAACTCAACCATCTTATGAATCTTATCGAGGTTGAGAGGAGTGGTTTCACCATCCCTTTTGATTACGTTCATACCTTCTTCCATTTAGTTAGTTTTAGTTTTGCTTCTAAGCCTGAGTACGTATTAGATTGTACCAAGGAGTTTACATTATGTCCAGCAAGTACCATATCATTGATGTCCTTTTCAACAATATGATCAGGGAAGATAACTACTTTATCTCCTCTGTCGATGGCGGCTGAGATTCTATCGATGATTTGTCTGTTACGAGGCTCGTTATCATAAACCCAAATATAATTGCTCCAACCAAACGTCCGACTACTAACATCGGACCCAGCCATTGCAATCGAGTTATCCAAGAGGGTTGAGTCGAACGGTCCTTCGACAACGTAGATTTTTTTATCGGGATTGATCCTGTTGAGTCCATAGATTTTAGGTTTGTTTTCATCCAACATGACAGTTATATAACGTAACTTGTCCTTTGGATTTAATGCACGACCTTGGAATCCGAACCACTCACCGTCCTTATCTATAAAGGGGATGATGATCCTTGGATGATCCTTGGTTATGTGTGTGAAGGTAGGCTTCTGGGTGTTAACCCATGTACAAAACTTCTCAGCATAATAAAATAACGAGGGATCTAACCCTCGTTTTGTGATGTACTTATGAGCAACGTGTTCAATATTTAGACTAGAAATTCTTTTAAGATTTCCAACCTTTTTAAACACTGGTTTCTCAAATTTTGGTTTCGGAACATAAGATCCTTTACCAGTTGTACCCTTCTTATATCTCTCCATGATATACTCATCATAGAGATCTGGTGCCTGGTCTTTCAAGAAGTTTGGTAGAGTTCTGCCTACTCCACAGTTATGGCATTTGAATACCATGTCTGCTTTTGCACGAAAAAAATACCCCCTTGCCTTGTTCCTATGTTTCTGTGAATCACCACAGTAGGGGCAACGGAAGTTATATAAATCTGACTTCTTCCTAACAAACTTATCAAGTCTGCCAGATAAAAGCATTACATATTGAGCATCAACAAACTCAGACAACTTGAGAGACTTTAGGAATCTCTATCATACTAGTTGCTGTAGAATCTGTCAAGTTCTTGATGAATCTTTGGCCTGGTATACTAACAAGGAAAGATATAACAGCAAGACCACCAAAAATAGACCACATTTTCTTTTCCATGACTCTGAGGCGGTCATCAACCTTTCGTATATCTCTTTCACATCCTTTCTTTATTAATTCGGTTTCTCTTTCTACTAATCTACGATTACTATCTAACTTCTCAAACAATACATTATCAATTTGATCTTGCTTGTCTAACTTTTCATTATGAACAGCAAGAAGTTGCCCCATCTTTACAGAATTTTCCTGCAGAGATTGGACAACTTTTTCCAGTCGCTCAATGATAGCTGTATTAACACCTTCGGCCATGACTAACTATCTGCTTCGCCTTTATTACCACCAACTCTAGCCTTCTTCTTCATGTCTTGCACTTTACTTTGAAGTTGCTTCTGTAATGCTTGCTTCTTCATTAAGACTTTCTTTTTCTCAAGAGCAGTCTTCTGTTGAACTATTGCTTGTTGTGCTGACTTATCATCAGCTGATTCGTTAACATTTTTCATATGCTTATGCCTTTTATCCATAAAGAACTTACCAGCTTCGCCAGGCATAATTCTTTCGATAGAAATATCCCCACGGTATCTGTAATTAACAAGCAAACGTAACTTCTGACGGAGTTCGGCAGGATTGTTTGCATATATGATGGTATCTATACCACCTTTAGGGATCTTAACTCTGTATTGAAACAGTCTAGATCTACCACCAGGAACTTGACGATCAACGACAATAGGTCTATCGATCTCATTATCCTCCTTCATCTTCTTACGCTTCTGCACCTTCTTCTTGAAGTTCATGATAGGATCTATACCAGCATTAGGACCAGTAGCTGCAGCCTTGTGACTGAAACCTGCTCCACCTGCAGTGGCAGTGCTCATTGTTGGTGCATCTTCATTCATATCTGATTTAGTTCTTCTTGAATGTCATCATCTAGTTCCAAACTATTCATCATCCCTATAGGATATTTATTAAGATAAAGAAGTATGGTTTTTAAAATACTCCAATACTCTCTTTCTAATTTGTAAAAGAGTAATGGAGTTGCTGCTTCACCAAAAACATTATAAAGAATAATTAGATGATTTATAATCAAATGTATCCTTAATTGACCACCTCTAACGTAACGTTTAAGTAAACGTTTGAGGTACTTAAATCTTTTAAGGTCTTCATCAAAATCCTCACGTGTAACACAATGAGGATTTTCATAATGCTTAATGGCGAACAGAATGTAAGTATCCTCATTCAGTTCGTCAAATTTCATATACTATTATGTTGTAGTAATTGTTTTAGTAGAACCAGATCCACCAGCACCAATGGTATCACCTAGAACGAATACCTTATCGGATGCTGTGTTTGTACCAGCGTCCTTGATTGTTCCAGAGATTGTTTGAGCACCGATTGTATGTACCTTATCTGCAGCAGCACATGTAAAGTCAAACTCGACACGGTTTGTACCTGTTCCTCTAGCATATGTAGCAGTAATAGAAGCACTATCTGTTGTGTTAGTAACCACTAATGTTGCACCAGCAGTAACATCTACCTTCTCATTGTAGATAACAACAACGGTTCCTGTAGCTGCAGCAGCATATGTTGTACCCTCAAAGAATACAGCAGAGATATCTGCTTCACCTAGAGTATCAGTACCACGACCACCAGCTCCGACTAGACCATCAACTGCAACTAGAACTTCATCCCAGTACTTAGTCTGATCTCCTTTCTTATAGTGTCTAAGAACCCAACCTTCTGCTGTAGCAAAGATATTTGAGGGGTCTACAGCACCACCCTGTACAGCCCACTTAGGCTTTGCTTCATTAGCATCTGTGACTCCCCAAAGTGCCATGTTCCTCTACTCCAGAATTATTTTAACTAAGACTATTTATAAAAAAATGGGGTTTAAAACCCCATAAATTTATCCTTCTAATAGTGCTTTCTGAAGTGCTTCTACTAACTGATCATCAACTTTGTTTCCAGTCTTTGCTGCTGCTTTCTTAAGCAACTTGATTAGAAAATCTTTAATTACAGAGTCAAGATCATCAGGAATTCTATCAACTGCCTTATTGATTATGCTGATAGCGATTGGCATTAAAAAGTTAACCATAATTATATACCTATAGGTAATCTATATAGGCTTCACGAGTATATTTTTTTACCACCTTTAATATATCCTGACCCTTTCTTATCGTAAAATTTTACACCTCTTTTTTTAACCTCACCTGCATGCTTTTGAAAATCAGAAAACTTCTTTGCCTTATGATCAGCATGTCTCTTCTGTGCAGCTTTTATAATCTCTCTTCCGAGATCAGTTGTCTCTTCAACGTTTGTCATTTATACTTTCGGATCCTCCGACTGAGAATGGATTGTACTTATCCGTTGCAATTCTATACATCTTTTCATGTATAGGTTCCTCATCTACACCAGGAGGTTGAATCTCTGATGGTGATGTATCTAATGGTTCATCTGTTGCTATTGGCATTGAATCATGTGGGTGAGGTTTATCGTGAAACCAAGGATCATAGGTAATTTCTGGGAGACTCATGTTCCCAGACCCTTACCTTTCTTATAATTATCTTCTCCACCATACCTCGCCACTGTATTGGTATAGTCTTTAGCAGATTTGAATCCCGCCTTCTTTGCCTTAGCAACATAGGCTTTCTTATCTTGTGCTCTCTTCAGATACTTACCAGTACCAGATGATGACTTAGCACCTTTCTCTTTCTTCTTTTGTCTGCTACCACCTTGTCCCATAACAGCACCAGCACCATGCTCCTTCTTAATTTTATCAAGAACTACTGACAATGCTGTTGGTTTACCAGATGGTTTCTTAGTACCACCCTTATCATAACCCTTCTCTTTCTTAAGACGAGTTGCTTCATCAACAAACTCACCTTCAGGTTTATGCTCTGCTGCTAATGCTTGATAAGGAACTGCCTTACGCTTTTTAATCTTTTCCTTTTCAACAGCATCCTTATGTTTAGCAATACCCTTCTTAATTATATTGGGTAGTATACCCTCTTCAACCTTCTCCTCACTAACAGCCTTCTTAACCTTACCAGCGAATTTAAGAGTGCCACTAACACCTTTCTTAAATCCTTTTGCGAATTCCTTCACACGTTTCTCTGGTACTTTACCTGCTGCTCTTGCTTTGTTGTGTCTCTCAACACCTTTCTTAACAGCATCACCTACTTTACCTAACAATCCTTTCTTGGAAGTTGGTTTCTTTGGTTGCTCTTTCTTAGCAGTCTTAACTGCTTTCTCTACCTTCTTAACTGTTGCTGCTTTCTTCTTAGGTGCTGCTTTAGGTTTCCTTACAGTAGCCTTAGCAACTGGTTTTGCTTTCTTCTTAGCAGGTGCTTTCTCTTTATAATCGGTACTATCTTCAGTCTCACCAGACCTCTTGGCATATGACTTAGAGTACTCACCTTTACCTGCTTTCTTCTTAGCAGCATCAGTCTTATCAACGGCAGCCTTCACCTTCTCATATGAAGGTGCTTTAACAGATGCCTTTCTTGCTGATCTCTCTTCATTAAGTTCTTCAATAGGATCAATAACAAAATCTACAAAATCTTCTAGTCCAACTTCATCAATGATCTGATCAAGACCCTCCTCATTAATACCCTCCGCAAAGAAGTAATCAGCAGACACTTCTATACTAGCATTAATCCACTCTTCAGTTAGATCAACCGACTCACAAGCTACTGCTTTAGTTTTTTTATCTTTCTCTGTAAGATCTGCTTGCTTTGGATTGATTTTAATCTTAGATTTCTTTTCTGAAAGTTCTCTAAAAGTAAGCATCACTCCTCCTCTAATTCTAGAATAGCTTTAATTTCTTCATCACTAAACAGACCAGACTCTACTAGATCATCAATGATCTCAGTCTCTTCTCTGTTAAGTCTCTTCTTAGCTTGTGCTTTGTATAGTCTTGAAGCTTGAGCAGACTTCTTAGCAGCACCTTCCTTGTCACCAGCAACAGCGAGTTTCCCACGCTTCTTATCCGCTTCCTTAGAAGCCTTAAGTGCTAGGTCAGGAGAGATTTCGTTAACAATCTCTACTTCTTCCTTCTGATTTTTCTTCTTCTCTTCCTTCTCCCTCTTGGAGACTTTACCATCTACATCACTTTTCTCGTACCACTTTCCATCACCATCATCGTCTTGCCAACGTTCTTTATCTTTCTTTTTCTCTTGCACTTGTAGATATGCATCAGTCATATCAGGCAATTGGTTTTTGGTATCTAACATGTTATTGAGAGGTCTTGTCCTTTTTATTTATCTTCTTTACAAACTCTCCTGGCGTGAGTTTCTTAACGTAATCAGTGAGGCTATCAGTACCCCACTCACGACTAGATGGGTCACTATAATCTTTAAGTTCTACAAGATCTTTTAACCACCCACGAAAAATATTATCATGCTCATCAATAGAGATGACGTAATTGCTACCACGACTAACAATCTTAGAAAGGATCCCTGTGTTGATGTTCTCAACAACTTCTCCTTCTTTAAATATTTCGCCATCAAAGTATGCCTCTCTCAATCCCTTCTCATCTAATTTAGGTGCTATCTCATATAATTGATAAGAAAGTTCACTAAAATCCTCTTGAACTTGTACTTGCATACCCTTCTGCACTGCCTTAAATAACTTCTCCTGATTCTCAGGACTCATTGCTTTAGTGAGTCCTTTAACAAATGTTGCCCCATCATTATCAGCAGCAGCCTTACGCAACTTAGATGCAGACATACCTTCTACACCATCCGCATCTGGATCACGATCACCAGCAGACACTACATTGATCTGATCAAAGTTATAAAGATTACCATTATACTTTGTTGCTAGTGAAGTAAACTCACTAACTCTATCACCACCAACTACTATATTAACCTCACTATATCCCTCTTCCCCAACAGTCTTAAGCACATCAAATATAGTTCTCATCTCCTCATTATTCTGTATAGCATCAGCATGGTCTGGATATGATTGCTTCATAAAACCTATCTTAGAACCAACATCCAATGGGTTCTTCTTAGGATCCTCTGTTCTACTAGGATATATTCTATACTCTCCGTTCTTAGCAGAACTTGCTACCTTTTTAATTAAAGCTTCATGTCCAATAGTAGGTGGATTAAATCTTCCGAAAGTAATAGATATTGGACCTTGATCGCTCTGAGTCTGGCCACCTTCTTCTTCTGGGGGTGCAGTTCCATTTTGATTTGCTACCTCTTGAGGACTAAGTTTTATAAGTTTACCTGCCTTACTCATATGAGTTACGTTGCCTCTTACATCGGCAAATTTACCGTAACCTACATGGGTAAGTTGCAACTTTTCAGCTTCCTGTGCAGCAAGAGACTTTTTAGCCTCCTTCAAGAATGCACTAAACTTCTTCATAGGACCAATTTCTATCTAGATTAAAGTTTGCTTTACTAAATTCCCAACGATCTACAATCTTGTATGGATTTTCAGAAACAATCACGAACCCTTCATGCTTGGAGGGATCTCCATTGATAAAACATTCAACATTTCCATGTACCACAATTGCATCTAGTAGACGCTGCTTCAAATTGAGGATCATAAACCACACCTTAAAGGTATAGACATTAACCTCACTCTTATATTTATCATCTAACTCAGAGTACATCTGTTCAGGCGACATGTCTTGCCACCAACCCACGGAAACATAACTGTTTATATGCTTAGAAATCTCCATCAAATAATAATTATATCCCTTCTTCTGGACAGGTGCTTTCATCTTCCAGACAGGAATGATGAATGGTATCAAGTGTCTCCATCCTAGTGGTGGCTTGATAGTTGCATTGTTAGTATCAACAAAGAAACAATCCTCAGTTGATTCTAAAGTGACACCAATCTTTGCCTCCGCTTGAGGACTGACCTCAGTATACTCTGTATGAGGTGCAACAACTATCTTCTGCGGAATCTCCTCTGGAAAGAGATACTCAACAGTATTAGGTTGGTACAATCTACCTGACATACCAACACCTATCCAGTCTCCCTGATAGATCTTATCAGTTCTAGGAAGATACTCCAAGCATAACTTAAGAATATCTGCCACTGGTCCTTTATGATTACATACTATATCATCAACAGTATAATTTATTTTAACCTGTCTCTTATTAAAGACTGACTTAGTGCCAACAAAGAACTGTCCATTGGAAGGATTAGTACCCCATACTATAGCAGGTGCTCCATCCCATTTGACAGACAACCTCGTTGCCTTAACCAATTCTCTAAGTGTCTCCCAAACTACCTTCCTTCCGTGCAAAACTGAATCTTCTGGATGACGAAGGTGCTTGTTTGGCATGTGTGTGTGTCTCGAATACCTCTGTATTATAATCCATTTCAGAGGGTTGTGTGCCAGTAGTGTGCCAGTTTGTCAACCGCCCATCTTCAGATAGGTACTACTTGTCATAAATGCTACTGCAGTATTGTTAGTAAAGATAAACATACCCTTTGAACCAGCATAGGCTACCATTGATTTTATAATATTATTCTGAACATGTTCTTTGATTACTTTCTGATCATTATCAAGCATATATCCAACTTCATATGACTGAACCTTATGCTTTAAAAACTTAGCAGCTTTAAATATCTGTTTCTTATCCACCATATCCATCACAGTCTCAATAACATGCTTTGTAGTATGTTTCTTATTAGATAAGAAGGTAATATACTGTGACCAACCTTGAAGGTCATCTAATAACATTTGTTCTGCACCCTTCTTAGTATAAGAATCAAAAATTTTCCAATCAGTAAAGCTATGGATACCACTCTTTTGAAATGTCTTCTTAAAAATCTTAGTCCTTTCTGATTTCATCTTTATAAATGCTCTACCACCAAGACTCTTCTTAGTAATTAATGTAATAACAGGTAGAGTAACCTTACCATGAGCAGCAGAACTACCAGTCTTTGAAAGTTGTACCTGTATATCAGCAATCTTTTTACTACTCTCAAATCCCCTGATGTCCAAGTAGTGTCCCTTCTTATCTGCTAGATTAAAGTAAACCAAACACTTCTGATTACTTTCAAGGTACTTAACTTCAGTAACTTCTATCTTCATATTAAGAGCTTCCTTCATGCCCTTAACTTTTTTATGTCTAAGTATAGCAGTCTTAACTGAAGGTGATAATGCCTTCTTCAAAGACACACCCATACATGTTTTATCTTTAAACAAATCATCTATCAGTTGATTGTATTCATACATCTCATCAAGGTCTTGCATCATCTGAAGATTCTTAGCAGATTCACCAGGCATACCTGCTTTAAGTTTTCTATTCTCTACCTCAACCTCCTGAGACATCTTATTATTTTTAGTTGCCTTAAAGTTTTTAAGTTGATTGAATACATTAGATGCTTGGGAATTTTTTATAGCAATTATATCAGCAGGGTTCCACTTATCCTCACTCATACCAACAACAGAATACATCTTCTTAAGCATCTGTCTTGATGCTTTCTGTTTAATCCTACCCTTTATTTTATTATAAGTCCCTTTAAAATCTGGAACAAAATCCTGTCTATAAAAATTATACGTTGCTTGTTTAAAGAAAGGACCATGTGCTTTATTAGCAATGTAGCATGAAGATTCTATCCAATCTTCTGCTCCACCTGTAACCCAATTTGAAAACCTCTTCTCCATTGCACTATAGTCTATAAAGCAATGCCTTTTAATATTAACATCAAGATCTCTAAGAGTCTCCATCTTTTCCGATAAGATGTCTGGAGTAATATCTCCAGGTAGAGTCTGCCTCACAGCACACGCTAGAGTTTGTAACGATTCTTTATCAGCAGTGGTTGCCGTAAATGCCATTAGTCATACGCAGGTCTCCAATATTATTTATTCTTCAAACGTTGTAAGTTTGGTATACTTCTCATACAACTCATTCATTCTTGGTTCCATTTTACGAGACTTCCATATCTGTTGTAGTATAAGTTTCATATCATCCATTGGTACTACAACAGATAAGTTACCATGTGTATGTGCTTCAGACATATCTACCTTTTATAATAGTTTTCTATCCATGCAGTATCCATAACCGCATCTCCTGTACCATACCACCCCACAGGAATAATGTTAAATGCCATAGAATGTCTGATTTTATCACTATCATTCTTAGTTACTCTATGCTTAAGATAACTAGGAAAGAATAATAATATATTTTCTTGCACTGGTAATGACCAAGTTATAGCATTTGTCATATGAATCTGTTTAGGAGGAAGGTGATAAGCTTTTATATTTTAAATAGGAATATCTAAGTCTGTTCGACGCTTATCATCAGTATACGTATCATAATAATAGA